TGGTTGCGTTGGAACAATCAATTTATCACTTACTTGAAGAGCTGATCTGAACTCCTTGTTAATTAGTGAATACTCGAAAAATAAATTATATAAAACTTTATCTGCACTTTCTATAATGGATACTGGATATTTATCAAATTCATATTCTTTGTTTTCTTCAAAAATATTTTTATTATCATTATAAAAACTCTCAAATATTTCTCCTAAGTGTTCATGTATTTCTGTTAACTTTCTAAGTTCTTCTAAAATTTTTTGTATATATTCATTTTCAATTTCTGTATTATGTTGATCTTTCCAATCATTGAAAACAAGAAATACTACTAGTCCTGCAAATAGTGATGCTCCAAAACTCAGTAAAGCTACATATAAAGTTGCATAATCTTTAAATTCATCTTCATTTGTCGTAAATGGAAGTCTAAAGTAGTGTGTTGGATCAGTACCTAGTCCTGACCAAAACCAGTTAAAGATGATTGTCAGAAAAGACATCATAATTAAAAAAGCTATAAATCCTAATAATGGTATTTTTCTTTCTTCGTACCACTTCTTCATTTTATTTTACTCACACCTAATATAATTTTTTTTAATAATACCTTAACCTGTTACAAAATATACAAATATTTAACTGGATAGTAAATTTAAATCTCAATACAATAGCTCTATTGATGAAGGTATTAGAGCATAACAACAATGATTGTATGTATAGCAAATCAGAAGGGTGGCGTTGGTAAAACAACACTTGCAACTAACCTCGCTGTAGCACTTAGTAAAAAAGGAACAACGGTACTTGTAGATGCCGATGATCAGCAATCAGCAATTAAATGGTCAAAGCGCAGAGAAGAGAATCCAATTGCTACGGAACACCATAAAGGCGATCTGAAGAAGGTTTTACTCGATCTTCATAAGAAGTATGATTATGTAGTCCTAGACGTTGCAGGACGTGATTCTGAGGAGTTCAGATCAGCTCTTCAAGTAAGTGATAAATTGATTGTTCCAACGCAACCAAGCCAAGCAGACGTTGAAGTATTGCCATTTGTGTTAAAGATGTTTAACACCTTTCAAAAAGTGAACGAGAAGCTTGAGCCATTTATTGTTGTCAATAAAGCTCCTTCAAACTCAAAATCTACTGAAGTTGCAGACTCTATTGAATTGCTTCAAACCCTTCCTAAATTTAAGATTCTGAACACAGTAATTCGAGACCGCAAACAGTTCCGTGATGCTTCAGTACAAGGCTTATCTGTATTGGAAATGGGAAGCTCAAAAGCGAAAGACGAGTTCAACGAGTTCTTGGTGGAGATCCTATAATGAGCAAGCAAAAAGCAAAAATGAGTTGGGATGAAGAAGAGGTTAATGAAATCCAATCCAACCCTGAAGCTACTTTAGAAGACGTTACAGGTCAGCAAGTTGAATACACACGGAACTTGATGTACAAGATTTTACTTACACAACATACAGGCGAAGTAAAGAAGCGTACACGTAAGGATCATGGACGTTTGGCTTCTGTGCCATTGTATTACGAAGAAGAGAAAGTCCTTAAAGAAGCCGCAGGATTTGTTGGTGAATCTTTAAATGATTTCATTCGTGATGTTGTATTGAAGGAAGCTAGACGAGTGCTAGGTGCTGAAAAATTCAATGAGACAATGAGCAACCCACTCAATCAAACTAAAGTAAAATTGAGTACGGAAGAGCATTTGAAGCTTAGTGAGCAGCGCAAAGCTGAACGTTCTAAGAATTGATAAGAAGCCCTAGTAAATACTAGGGCAGAATAGTTATTTCTTTTTTTTGAAATCAGATATTTTATCTTTATGTGGAAAAACCATAAAAGTGGGAATATAAATTATTGCTAATAAAAATAACATGAGTATTAATTTTATTATGACGTGTTGCAGATCAAGAACATCTTTACTTTCGGGCTGATTTAAAGTAAATACATAAGTTGCAAGACTGAAACCAAGCATTGTCGAAATCATCAAATAGACAAAATCTATACCTGAAGCAATTAGTCTTTTGATTAGTGTTTTTATATTAAGTTCAGAATCTGTAATCATTGAATTTAAAACACTTAATCCACCAATCACGAATACAATGCCAAAAATTGTATTTTTAATGTTTTCTAAGCTAAAGAATTCGGTATATACAGTAATATTGTTAGTAAATAATTTTTCATTAACGAAATGCTCAGTGCCTAAATATGTTCCAACAAATACTGTTGCACTGATACAGAAAAAGACCAAGAACTCAAAAAGAACATAATTATAATAAGTCATCTTTTTTTCGATATAGTGTGTATCAGGATTGTACTCAATTTTAGCTTCATGATCTTCTGGTGAATTAGGTTTGTTTTCTTGCTCGCTCATGGTGAAGGGTCCCTATAAAAATAAAAAATAATTATGAGGAAAGTGATAAAAATATCAATATCTTAGCGACATATCTTGTCGTTGGAAGTAGAGTAAGCCCTAGTGATTGCCTACTAGGGCAATCATGGTTAAGCGACTTTTTGTTCAGGTGTATTGGCAGCGTCAGGACGTTTTAAGCCGTTTAAGTATTTTGGGATGCGTACATCTTCGACCGCCAATAAAGGTGTGTAGGTATCCTTCAACAACTGAACGGTATAGCCTGATTTATGATCTTTTAATGGTAACCCCAGATCAGCAAAACAATCACTCAAATCTTCTGTAAAACCAACAGACTTTAGCAATCTACCAATAATTGTATTAGATAGCTTCATATCTGCATTATTGCCATAACGATTTAGGAAAGATTCCATATCAGGAACAACAATCGACAACGCACATGCAAGTTTGTATTTACTTTCTAATGGTTCTGTTCCGACCTTTTCCACCATCAATGCAAGCATTTCATCAAAGATAGCTTTATCCCATAATAATGCCAGTGCAAGAATACCTGACCATGCTTTGAACGTTTCTGCTTTGACTTGTGCAGGGCGTACTAATTGCAACTTTTCAATCAAATTTTCAATCACAGCTTTGTTGCTTTCTAACCAAATTTGCTGCTTATAACGAACACCCATAATAGCAGTTGTTCCAGTATGGTATGCATCATTCTTGACTTCTTCATCTTGGAAAATATTCTCAAACTGACCAAGAATAGTACGATTATTTTCATCACGTTTAAGCGGGTTTGAATGAGCAATGAACATACAGCCTTTCTTAACATCACTATAGCCTTTAACATCCGTATCACGTTGCACTTCTTCTGGAACAACACAGGTCGTCAGGTATTTTGTGGCAATTTGAGCTTCTTTCATTGCCTTGTTTAACAATGACTTTGACTTGAAATAGTCAAAACTCAATAAGCCAAAAGTTTGAGCAAGTCGATGATTAAGATCGTCATTAGTTGAACGAATCGGATAAGTAAAAGGACCAGTCCACTTGGTCAAGCATGTAGCTTTAGCAGCCAAAACAAATAACATTTTATGTTTTTCTTCTTTGAATGCAGGGAGCTGATTCTCAACAATTGCATAAGCTTCAGCGAACTGTTCAGCAATGTTTTGATCAACAGTAACAGTATCAATTGACCATGCTTCAGATGGCTGTGGTTGCGCTTCAGGAGCACCAATTACAACAGCTTGCTTTGTATCAGCTTCAACTACTGTGGCTGTAGGAGTCTCTACAGGAGCGTGTTCTTCAGCATCTACATTTAAGCTGTTGGCTGCTTCATACGCTTCAATTTGTTCTTTCATTCCAGGTGTACGAGCATCTACAGGTACAAGGTTATACGCGTCAAAAGTTGCTTGGTCGATGATTGTTTGAGTATTCATTATTTGTTTCCTTTTTCGTGGATTTTATGTGACCCCACTTTTTAAGGATGGGGAGAGTTAAGTTAGTTTCACCATGCGTTAGATCGTCACCTTCCGTTTGGATGAAATGAACTATAATGCAAGTAAGCTTACCTTTCAAGGTAAGTTTTTATACTTTTATAGGTTTTTTTACTTTCCTTGTGGTATCATGACTATTAGTAGTTAAGCAAATCTTGGACATTTAAAATGGCTAAACAAAAAACAATAATCACTGATAAATCAGGCTACACATACAACAGGGAGACGGGCTATACACTTAACGAGAAGGGAGAGATTGTCGGTTCAGATATACCAACAACCAAATCTGACAAAATGATAAAACTTGAATTACAAGCAACTGTAGCCCTCAGTAAAGGTGATTTTGCACAACAAGAAAAGATAAGGGCTAAAATAAATGCTTTAGTAATAGCGGAGAGTCCATTTTTATATTCGACACCTGAATACTGTTATTCTTATGTTCTCTATAAACTTAGAAAAGTTGCTGATTATAGTCAGGAGGGTATGGCATTTAGTATGGGTATACCATTATCTACATATATTAAAATTGAAAACAGAATATTAAAACCATCTCTACATAATTTAATTATGGCAAGAGTTACATTTACTCTTACAGCTTTAGAATTAGCAGAGTTATATACTGCAATTGAAGAGTTTGTTATTCGTAGAGGTTCTTTTGTCGTTATACCTGAAGAAAGTAATTATAATATCGCTGAAAATACTACTCCAATTGATTTATATGAATCTAAAATGTTGAAAGAAGAATATAATCACATTGATACAAAATTTCGTGAAATATATTTAAAAGGTCGTAAGCGTCAAATGGAAAAAGAACAAAAACAAAAAGAAGAGGATGATCAATTTTTGAAAGCTGTAGAGGAGTATGAAAAATTAGGCTGGGAAGATAAAATGGATATTGAACAGAATCAATATGCAGATTCAATTATAGCTAGTGAAGAACGACAACAAAAGGACGAACAACTGATTAAAGCACTACAAAGCTTTCATGGTACTAAATACAACTACTCGTTATAGGCTTAATGTAATAAAGTGTACTCAATTTAACATAATGCACGTTATGCGAAATACAAATTATATATTTATTTAATTTCAATTACTTATGATTTATAGAGAGCTTTTAGTTCAAGACACTATCAGCTCTTTTTTATGTTCCACGTTTTTAAGGCTACTTGACACTCTTTTTTGATACTTTTTGCCAATCACTTTTAGGTCATTTCTATTTGATGTCTACAAGTAATGTAAGGTTTTGTAAATCATCTACCAACTTTATTATGTTGTGGCTGCATCCGTGAAATGAGATAAATTTCTAAGGCATAAGCAAGATGGGCATGTTCTTGTTCAAAACCAATAGTAGAAACTGCTCCTGCTTCTTTAAGTCGTTCATCCACAGCTCCATAAATGTTATTTGCTTCATCTATCCATCTACAGTATTTCTGAAATCTATTACTTAAACCATATCCTTGATACCGACCTGACACTTTGGATGCACCAACTCCTATATATGTTATTTCTTCACCTTTAACAAAAGCGTAGACTCCTTGTTTGTCATAATTAGGTATCTTCCCAAAATTAGTATGCACGTTTGACCATACTGGTGCATCTCCTAATTTTTCATTATTCCAATATTGTTCAAAAAATTGTTGTGTCAGTGAATGTAGTATTGAAAGTGTTGATGAACTCAATTTTTATATACCTTATTAAATAAATATAGACGTTCCTTTTCAGGTGGGGCTAGTTGTCTTTCGGATCAAGCCAACTCGTTTCACTTATTGTTTTGAGCTGAGCCAACATCTCTGCTTAAAGTTATAATGAAGGCGAATTGGCTACTTTCTGCATGTGATTAAATTTAAACGGCTGTTATAATTTAGATATTTATAAAGGGGTACATCATGTTTAAGAAAATAATAGTTCTATGTTTGTCTTTAGTTTCTATTTCCTCGATAGCAGCTCCTAATTATGACATTCAAATATGGAAAGAGAAGTATATCAATCTTGATGAAGAAGGTAAGGAAGACATAAAAGAAACACTATCTTCTAAAGGATGGATCTCTGTCTCTAGAAGTAGAGAATACGAGACTTTAATAAATTTTAATTATGTTGAAGCACTTCCTAATGGTTTAACGCAAGCTTGGTTAAAGCACGTAGTGGTTAATGATATATCTAAAGATGGTTTGGCTTTAGGTGATCATACAATGGTTCTGAGTCAATTCAATTGTAAAAACAAAACTGAAAAAAGTGTTTCGTATACAGATTATGATGCAAAAACAGGACAATCAAAACGTTCTTATACATATCCATCATATACAGAAATGAAACCGCCAGTACCCGATAGTGTAGGTGAATCACAATTAGAGTCAGTATGTTTTTTTAGCTATGTTAAGACTCATTAATTTATCTGTACTGCATTAAGGAATGAAGACTGTTTCAGACTTTGGAAACAGTCTTCATTAAGCTGATTATTGGGAAACTAATTAAAAAAAGATGAAATATGAGCATAAGTGGTTGGATGAAAATTTAAATAATAACAATCTTCTTCTTGACTCCATGTCTTGCTAAATAGTTGAAATGCAGAATCATTTGAGACATTTCTACAGCTTGTGGTAATTCCTGACCATACCCCTTTTAAATCTTTATCTTCTTCGTCTAGTTCTTCTATTAAGTTATTTAAATTAATTCGGTTATTCCTGAAACTAGCGACTTTTTTCAATACTCTTGTGCTTTTTTGAGACAATCTACTCATAACTTCTGCAACTTCTTTGTATCTTAATTCTCCATCATTATCTGCTTCTTCATAACTACGATTACTTTTAAATAAATTAAGAATTTCTGTTTGTGCAGTCTTAGATAATTTAGAAAAATCATTGCTTGAAATGCTAATCAAACTCATCGGTATATTCCTATATAGTAGTATGAATTAAGAGTCTACTAGAGTCATATAGACTCTTTGTGAGTCTTATTATTTGCTATCTAAAAATTTAAGTCAATAAGAATCTTTGACATTAAAAAAGCCCTTAACCAATTAAGGCTAAAGGCTAAATATTATTGCTTGTCTAATTCAAAGTGTACGCCATCTAGAAAAGGCTTTTTACTAAGCTTTTCCCTTTCAGCTATATAAGCATCATAAGCTCTTTTAGAGCTATCATAGTCATTTAAATAGCGCCATGCTCCACCCCATCTAACTTTTATATTGAGTTCTAAAGCTGCTGCTCTAACTGCATCTGCAATTTTAAAGTAATAGTCAAAGTTCCAATTAATCGTACCATTTACCCAAGCTGCAAGATCCACAGCTAATCCTTCTAAATGCTTAGAGTTCATAGTCTGGGATTTTCCTTGCTTTACATATAGTGCTTGAGTTGCTTTAGATCTAAGTCCTTCAGTGATAGTAAAATCACATTCAGTTAATTCAATTGCTCTCTTGACCACTTTTACAAGATCAGGATGAACGCCTTCTAAATTAGACAAGCTTCTTTTACCGAGCTTAAATGACATTTTTTATTCTTCTTTATTGTTTGATTTTATATTTTTGATGTTTTTATTGAGTTGATTCTTAAAGTATTTACATACCGCTTCTGTTCCTAATGTTCCAAATAAAGCAGCAAGTCCTATGACTGCTAAAATTGGTACTGAAGCCCACATTAAGACTGCTCCTACCATAAGAGACGTAAAGCCATTTAAGATTGCTTTAGCACTTATGACATACCAAGAGTCTTGATCTTGGGTTGCTACAGACTTTGCTAAGTAGATTGCAAAGCC